AATCCCCACGTGCCAAATAACGTCACAATCACAGAACACTGCCCATCCAGTATAGTCGGTAAGATGCGGAACTAAAAATCTAGTGAAGGTAAATTCAGTTGATCCTTTTTCGTCATCTGGTCGAAAATAATGTCCTTCTGCTGTTAATTTTTTAATATTAAGAGGTATGACTTCTACACTGTGCGATCTCGATTCGATACTGTGTTTGCACACTTGATAGGCGATGTCTTCTCGATGATCATATCCCACAAATACTTTTATAGGCTTTTGTTCTAAACTATTTTCAATCATACCAATCTTTCAATTTTTGTTTTGCTGAGCCGTTTCGGAGTTCATTGACATGAAATTGTCCATAGGATAAATGACACGCCCATGCGTGTAGTTTATCTTGATCGGCATAATAAGGATTTTCTATTTGACTTAGATCTTGCAGTGCTACCGGACTTGCAGCATTTGCCGGTGCTAATGTAAATGCTGGAATACCGTGAAAAATACTTTCAATTGCTGCCACACTGTTGAATGTTACCAATGCAAATACATCGTTGTCAAGTGCTCGTTGCAGTGTATCCGTTGAAGTTCTATCTTCTCTCTTAGGTGCTCGTTCTCTAACTTCGACCGGACGATCTGTATATTTTTTTATAGTTTCAACAGTGTCGATGACCCATTGATCTAAATCTATATCATAAAATTTACAAGGTTTTATATCTGGTTTGGCAATTAATATTTTACGACCATCTTTATTCCACGGCTTAAATTCTTTGTTGAATCGTTTTAATCGATCATCTGGTCTAGCAATAATTTCGCCATGTTGTAGATTATTTTTAACAATTCTATGCCAATATTTCCATCCCTGTGGATTTGCCACAGTGCGTTCATTACCAAAGTATCCAGTGTCAATGTAGTAAAATGTTCTATTGTCTTTCCAGCAACGTTTCATGACTTTGTGCTTGAGGATGCCTCGCAACACTACGGGATCATTACTGATGTCATAGTCAAAATGTTCGTCACTTACCACTGTGTCTTGACAACCTGCAGCAAACATGTTGATATAAGAATCTTCTCCATTCTTACTTACAAAGATCCATTTACTCATTTTCTTTCAATGTCCTCTTCCACACAGTTCTCACCGTATTGAATTTCTATTAATTTCAATGGTTGGTCTGTTTCATTACATAACATGTGCCACTGATTGTTAGCAATCCAGATATGTTCATGTACTCCAAAATGTCCAACAAGATCGTGATCGCTGGAATTATCTAAGGTATACACTGCGGCTTCACCTTCTGCAACAAACCAAAACTCGGCACGATGATCATGTCGTTGCATGCTCAGACATGTCTTAGGTGTGACTGTGAGTTCTTTAAGTTTAGTTTGTTTTCCAACAGTATGTAGAACACGATAATGGCCCCAAGCACGGGTTGTCTTTGGAGTTTTCCATTCTTCTAAAATCCAACTACTGCTGTTAGCTTTGTTTTCGCCGCCTACTCCAAACACAAATTCTACATTTTCGACTACCATTTCAGGAATGTTTTCCTTGGTGCGATCGCCCCCGTTGGCAAATACTACAGTATCGTGGGGATATAATGCTTTGACGTTTTTTATTGCTTCGATTGCTGTATTATCTGTATCATTGAATAAAATAACGTGATTGACCATCTTTAGATTTTCTATCAATGTAACTCGTTCAGTTATAGGCATGAAAGGCCTACCTTTTTTACGGGTAAGCCAATCATCTGAATTAACGCCAACTATTAAAATATCACCTAATTTCTTTGCAGATTTTAGATATTCTATGTGTCCAGAATGTACGGGGTCGAAGCCACCTGTTACTAATACTATTTTTCTCATAGTATTATTTACAATGTAGCATCTTCCATTCCTGCAACTCTGAGTTTGACAATGTTAGTTAACTGCCATTGTTTCTGATCAAGTGCTTTGGTAATACCCAACCATTTATTACGCAACAAAGCAAATTCATTGATAATTTTTTCGAAATCAACAACATCGGCTTCGCCTTCTACATATCGGCCGCAATCTCTAGAACTCAACGCACGTTGATAATTTTCAAGATATTTTCTAAAATGTTGACTCTTAAGTCGGCGACACTCAATATTGAGATATTCTAAGATCGCTTCTATTTCTTGTAGTTGACTATATCGTTGTTCCACCACTCCAGGCATTGAAGCGGCAGCCCTTTCAATATTGCCAGTGATACGACATTCACCCCTAGCCACGGTTAACTCTGTTTCATAGTAGTCCACTGCATCGGGAATACAAGAAATATCTTTACTGATCTTAGAATACCAACTCATAAATTAATCTTCATCTGATTCCGAATCTGCATCCCAATTGTCTTCTTCGAATCCTTCTTCTTCGTCGGAAGTTTCTTCAAGATAGTATTCGATGGATTTATCCAGGATTTCATCATGTCCTGTGGCCATTTCTAACGTTGCATCGTTTACACCGTAGTCGGCTAACAATTCAACATATCGATCAGCCACAGTATCTAAGATTTTTTTATCAATGTATTCTTTAAACAAAAGCCATACATCTGCGATTTGATTGTCATTCATGTTCGATAATTTCTCCAGTTTCTTCATCAACGTTTAATGATACTGTAGGAACTGAACGAACGTCATTAAATTCCAGCATGACTCGGTCAAGGCTTTCTTCTTCATTACGTTCCCATTCCTTACGATACATTTTGATTTCTGTACCATCCGTTGAAACGTATTTAAGTCGGTTGCCGTCTTTTGTTAAAATACCTTTTGCTTCACACAGGTCAACTAATCCACTGTATGGACTCATGCCTGTTGCATAAGGAATCTCAACTTGGACTGATTCAAAAGGCTTTGCATAGCGAGTTTTCATAATCTTACAGGCTGCACGAATACCGTTAACAGTTGTAGTCTTATTACCATCAGCGTCAGTTTTCAATTTCAACTTACGCATGGCAATAACAATACTACTTGCATAAATGAAACCTTGACCGCCTGAAATTTTGTCATCTGGATCAAACATGTCTTGGCTTGCATAAGTGTGGTTAGTACAAACCAATCCAACATTGTAACTGCCAAACATGTTGACACAGTTACGAACCAGTGATGTAAGTGCTTTAGGCTTACGACCCATGTCACCTTTCATTTCACCTGCTTCGAACTGATTAACGTCAGTGGGAGTCAACAACATACCGAGTGAGTCGATTACAAAAAGAACTTTAGGACGGGTTGCTTCATCCATTGTTTTGTATTCTTTCATGAACTCAGAGATAGTCTTTGCCACGTCATCAATCATAGCCATGTTAAGTTTTAACAACTTATCTTCGCTAGTATCAACGCCTAATGCATGAAGCCATTTTTCGTCAAGTGCGTTTTCACTGTCGACTAACACAACATAGATACCTTGTTGTTGTGCTGCCTTGATAAGGTTACCTGAACAAATATAACTTTTGCCCGCACCTGATTCGCCTGCCAGCACTGTGACCTTGCCCAGTGGAACACCCTTGTGAAAGTCTGAACTGATCAAATAGTTTAGAGCATAGTTGCCTGTCGAGATCCAATCTGTAGGATCGTTGAAGCCAACACCTAATCCGTCAATGCTCTTGGTTAGGGTTTTACGAAATTTTGATAAATCGAAGGCTTTAGTTGCCATATTTTTCCTTGTGAGTTAAACAACAAGGGGCGCGATGCCCCTTGTTAAATCAAGCGTTTTGCTTGCGATTACGAATCATAGCCAAAATGTCATTGGCTTTAGATGAACCATCACCTGAAGGTTTGGCTTCTTGCACCGGCGCACTGGTTTTAACAGTTGCTGGCTCAGTGTCATATTCGTCATCTACCACTGCGGCTTTGCGCACAGTATTGGGATCGCCAGTGTTCTGGCTCATACCTGCTGGTTTGAAGTATTGACCCCAGCGATCCATATCAAATGGTTCGCCATTAACTGAAGCCTCAAACATCTCTTTGATTACTTTCAGTTCAACATCACCAGGCTTCTTGGGCAAGTAATCTTTGAGATTAAACAATCCCAACGACTTAACTGCTTCTTGCTCTGTGTCATTTAGTGGGCGCTCACGACGGCTCCACTTTGAAGTAGAATAATCAGCATAGCCACCTTTTGAAGTTTTAATCAGTTTGAAATCAACTCCATGCAAAATGTCTGTGGGCAAATCTTCCATTTCAGGATCCATCAACGCACCGCGGATCAGTTGAAAGATCTGAGGACCAATGATAAATCTACGAATTGGATTTTCAGGGTGATTGTCTTCTTTAAGACCATCTTCTACTACAAAACCTTGAAAGATGTACGAACGCTTCTTCCAATATTTGCGACCCTGTGCTTCTAGACTTGGGTCTTTAAACCAAGGACGAACTTCTGAAAGAATTGGACAAGCATCGCCATACATTTCCATACATGGAACATTTACTGTCACTGGTCGACTGTCAGTAGATCCTGTCACACCGGCGAATGGCAATTTAATCATTGCACGTTCTACCCAGAAAAATGTGTTGTCGGGATTGCCATCTGGAAGGAATCGAACTACTGATTCAGATCCTTCTTTGAGATTCCAAAAGGGATAAATTGAATTATCACCACTGGATTTATTTCCTTCGCCGTTGCTACGGGTTTCGGATTCTTTTAATTTTGCGCGAATTTCTGCTAAAGTTGCCATAATATTTTTCCTTTATTAGCCTTGAGTAATTTAGTTTTTGCCTTTATCTGTTTTAAGCCTATCTTAAAACAAAAAACGCATACATGTTATTGTATACGTTTTTATTTATGTTTGCAAGAGCAATCTTGCCTAAATTGTGATTATTGTAGTCCAGCCAGTTTTTTAATTGCGCTGAGTCCTTCTTCTTTGGTAAAACCGCTGGGGGGTGCTGAACCACCATCTGGGTTTTGTGGAACTCCTTTGATGTTTGATTTGAAGTTAGGATTAGTTGGTCCTGGTGCATTAGGTGACCAAGGCTTGCCTTTGTTTGGTCCTGATGTAATCTGCATAGCAGCATCCACTTCACGCTTAAAATTTGGATCAGTTTTGTAACGTGGATCTAGTTTAGCTTTTTCCGGTGTTGTTCCGGGTGTAACTGGTCTAACATTAGATGTTGGGCCTTCGTTAGGGCTAGGAGGAGGAACACCCTTATCTGGACTTGATACCCATACTCCGTTCTGTATACTGCCTTCTTCCATTTCAGCGTCCATGCCGGCTAATTTTTTCATTCTATATGTTTCATATACAGAACTTAATTTACCCACTGTTTCTCTGCAATAAGTTTCAACTGCCATTTTGAAACGTTCGTCTTCTTCTTTGCCAAACTTTTCACACATGTCTTTAGTTACTTTAGTAACAACACCTTCTTCACCTAATGGGAAAGGTCCTTGATCCATTCTTTCAGGAACAAGGTTTGTAAAACTCTTGACCATTTCTTGAATTTCTTTAGCCAATGATTTCTTTTGAGCCTGTGCTTGGCCTCGCTGTGCTAATGCTCTAGCACTATCT